GTGCCAGGGCAGGCTGTGGATGGCGGGTTCACCTCCGGTGCCGTTCGCATCCTTTCACCGGAGCCCGGTGGGCGATCTGTGCTGGAAATGCAGGTGGCTCTACAAGTGGGCGAATGGGACAACCCCGAATCAAGCTGGCTGATGTCCAAGGGGAATGGTGAGGTGTTCCGCGTTCGTCTCGCGCCGACACCGCAAGTCTTGAGTGCTCGCAGCGCGCAACCCGATTGGCGCAGCAATGCGCTCTGGAGCGAACAGAAGCCCATCGCGACGGACATGGTGGCTCGATATGACGCTGTGGCGCTTGAGGGCTCGACAACGCTGATTGTGGACATGACAGCCCACGGCGATCGTATTCGTCGCGGTCATGTAATCGGACATGGGGATACATGCTACGGCATTGACAAGGTGCAGTACGACTACGGCACACGCCGGGCAACGTTAACTGTCAAGCCGCCATTACGCAATCCTGTAGCGGTTGGAGACACGGTGCTGTTTCGTCCTTACTTCACTGGTGTGATGGGTAACATCGAAGAATTGCGCACCACCTACGATGCTGAGAACGTCGGTCACATTCAACTCGGCAAGATCGTGTTCACCGAGGCTATCGTATGAGCGAGTTTGACGATCTGCTTGAGGAATACTTGGGCGACGAAGAAGTCATGTCCGACATCCGTGTGGTCATTCGACGCCTATGGTTCTACGATTTCGATGGTTTTCCCACACGCATGTGGTCTGGTAAAGGTCGTCTGTTCACCACAGGTGGTCTCGAATGGCTCGGCACTATCAATGACAACAATCAAGATATCCATGTGACACCACGTCTGCAGGACGGTCGAGATGGATCGTCTGCGTCGTATCAGTTTAAGATGACCATTCCTGATCTGCCAGATGAGTCGTCCGGTGAACTATACGAGGCACTGAAGGCTGATCAGGGTCGCACGTTTGGTCGTGAATTGACATGCTATCTAGCGATCTTCAAAGACGGTGAGGGCTTGCGTCCGACTACACCAATCAAGTTCTTCAAGCGGCTCACAATGCAATCGCCAACATTCAGCGAGGGCTTCACAACAGGTGCGGGCGGTGTGTTGGTTCGCACCTACACTGTCTCAGTTACAGCCAAGGATGGTAACTCGGGTCGGTCGAAGATCCCGAACCGGACGTACACCGATACCGTCCAGCGCGAGTACGCGCGACAAATGGGCGTTGCCAGTCCTCCCGATAGAGGGCTTGAGTACGTGGCTCAACTCGCCAACAAGACCTTCACCGTTGAGTGATCTGTTGGACCAGACGATCGACGCTTGGCGTCGTGGCTCATTCGTGTGGGGCGAGTCTGATTGCCTGCTGTCCGTAGGCGACTACACCCATGCGGCTCGGCCCGACACACCTGACATCGCGGCCCGGTTCAGGGGCACGTATGACACCGAGGAAGGCGCCATGGCGCACGTCCTGGCGTATGAGGGCTGTGACGGCCTGCTCGACCTGTTCGGTCTACCTCGCACTGAAAACCCCATCCGAGGTGACATCGCGGTCATTTATACGGGTGAGACCGAGATAGGCGCGCTCTGTACTGGCGACACGTTTGTGCTAAGGCTGGAGCGGGGGACCGTTGAAGTGAATGCGCGGTTCATTGATCTAATTGCTGCTTGGAGTATTTGACAGTGGGTAAAGTCGGCAAGATCCTACTCGCTGTTGTGACAATTGCGGCGATTATTGCTTTGAATGTGTTCGTTCCGGGTAGCGGGTTTGCGTTATCTGTGGCGAGTGGTTTAGGTATTAGTGCTACCGCAGCGAGTGCCATTATCATCGGCATTGGTACACTGGCCATCACTCTTACATCTGCATACCTGAACAACGCTTTGTTTGGTAAGAAGATTGATTACGGCAAACAGAAAGTCAATCTTCGCATGGAGGATGCAACACGCTGGTTGCTTGCTGGGCCTGTGTTGCAGGGTGGGGCGTGTGTGTTTGCGGATCATGACTTTCAAGGTAATCTATGGGTGGTAATCGTCCATGGTGACAGCATTCTCAACGGGACGCCGCAGTATTATCTGGACAACATTCTTGTTACTGTTGATGGCGCCGGACAAGTCACCACACCAGATTTCAAAACAGACGATGGCGACGTGCTGTGGACGTTAAAAACGTACACCTATACAGAAAGCAACCCGACACCACCGGGAGCCACGACACTTCAAGCGGCGTTCCCCGGTCAGTGGGATGTCACTTCTCACATGCTGGTTGGCACGACTTATACTGTCATGAAAGGTCGTGCCACCAAGATCAAAAACCGATACAAGCAATACAAATGGCGCGGCGCTGTTGGTTTGGGTGAACCGAACATTGCGATATTTGGCGATTGGTCCACGATGTACGATCCACGTGACCCCACTCAAGTGCTCGGAAACCGCTCAACATATAAACCGTCTCGAAACAGTGCACTCATGTGGGCATGGTGGCGCACCCATCCATTCGGTCGTAACAAACCAGAGAATGAAGTAAACTGGCAGCGTGTGGCTGAACAGGCCAATATTTGTGACGAGACAGTGGTTGGTATCGAGAGCACGCAGAAGCGGTACGAGTGTGCAATAGCTGCACAGGACAACGTGGATCGTGCTGCTATCGAGGCAAACATTATTCTGTCCTGTGACGGGCAGTTGGTGTTTGATGACGACGGTAAATCATGGGTGCGCGTTGGCAAGTATCAGGCACCAACTCTAACTCTCGGCAGGCGCCGTGACATCATCAGCATGTCCAGTTTGGTAGCGCAGGACGGCGAGAGCGAGACGCAAGGTGTCATCGTGCGATATATGGACCATAACGCAGCATTTTCTATTCAGCCGTCCGCTGCATGGTACAATCCGAATTACTATGTCGCAGGCAAGGGTAACACGTTCCTGTATGTCGATGTGCCGACCTGTTTCAACCACAACCAAGCGATGCGTCTGGCTAAGTCGATCGGTATGCGGTCTCAGCCTTTGCAGAAGATTGCCCCGACTGTAGGCTTGCGTGGTGTTCGAGCGATGCAGGAACGGTTTGTTGAGATACAATACGACAATGAGTTCGCGGGTGACTACGAAATCATTGCACCGGTTGATGTAGATGAGAGTGGTTTCTTCTGCTCACTAAATCTCGTCCCGGTGGACGCGAACAGGTTTGACCTACTTACAGGCGAAGAAAAACCACGACCCAATTCATCCAGCAGTAGCGGTGGTGGTAGCATAGACATGCCGTCCGTCACATCAGTCGTATACAACAACGGACGTATCGAGATACAGTTTGACGATCCACTAAGAGATGACGTGACCTATGAGTTCCAGTCCATCGCGCAAGCGGACTTAGCCACGGGTCAGTGGGCCGACATGAATACCGACATGGACGCTCTGTTTGCGTACAGTGGCCCGGTTGACTCGTATCAGCCACAGTTGATCCGGTGGCGCACTGTGACTGCTGGTGGATCTAACACGGCATGGTACGATCCGCCGTATTTGCTCGATCCACAAGTGCTGGCGTCCGTAACCAATCTGACGGTTAACGTCAGCACGCCCGGTCAAGCGGTTGTGTCATGGAAGAACCCGACAGACGCACGTTTCTTCGCAACAGACGTTTATCGTGGCACAACAAATGTATTCGGTGCAGCGACAAAGATCGTCAACAATTACGGTGGTGGTTTGGGTCAAGTCATGCAGATCACCGACACCATATCTGCTGGTACTTATTATTATTTCGTGCAAGCCAAAGATAACTCATCTGGACTTGCTTTGCCAACAGGCCCTGTGAGCGGAGTGGTGACATGAAACGATGCGACATCACACCTACCATGTGTCAAGTGTTGATTCGTCATGATGCAGCGACAGGTAAGTTGTACTGGCGAAAAAGAGACCGTAGTTGGTTTTCAGCCGATCGTTATTGTAATGCATGGAATGCAAAGTGGGCTGAAAAAGAAGCTTTTACAAATCTACTTGGTAACGGATATAGACAAGGTGAAATATTAGGTGTTCCGTTCTATGCTCATAGAGTAATATGGGCCATTAAAAATGGTGAGTGGCCCAATGGAGTGATTGATCACCGCAATAGATCGCGTCAGTTTAATAAGACTGACAATTTACGAGACGTGACTCGTGAACAAAATCAAAGAAACATGAAACGGAACGCACGAAATAAAAGTGGCGTTAACGGTGTGTTTTGGAACAATGAGAAAAAATGTTGGACCGCTAGGATTAGATCAGGTGGTAAGTACATACACTTAGGTCATTACTCCGATCTTTCTCTGGCAGCAGAGGCGAGGCGTCTGGCGAACCTAAAATATAATTACTATCCAGGTCATGGTGATGGAGAAGCAGCATGAGCGTAAAAGTCAATGTTGTTGGCGGTGCCATGGTCAATGCTAGTAAGCTGGCACCCATCGTTGCAGACAAGGGTGATACAGGGCCGTCCGCTTATCAGTTGTGGCTCAATGCTGGACACTCTGGCACTGAGGCAGCGTATCTCGCCAGCCTCAAGTCCACGACTGCCGGCTCGAACGGGTGGAGTCCTGCCTTGGCTGGTGAGGCGGACGGCACGAGAACGCTAATCAAGGTCGTGGATTGGACGGGTGGTGATGGCACCAAGCCTGCTGTTGGCATGTACATCGGTACTGCAGGATACGTCCAAACCAAGGCAGAAGCATTCAATTTCAACGCTATTAAGCGCGTCGTTCCGATGTCCGCAGTGACCAACGCTTCAGGTGTGGCCACCTTCAATCTGACATCCCTAGCCTTCGCCGCAGCGCCGTCCATAGTCTGTTTGCCGGCGACCATGACGGTCCTTTCTGGCACCTCCCGATCTGTTGTCACGGGGACCACCACCAAGACTCAGGCTCAGGTCAAGGTGGACCAAGCGGCACTCCTGACCGGCGTTGTGACCTTGCTGGTCGGGGCTACGGCCAATATCCTTGTGATCGAAACATGAGGGTGATAGGGTCGCGCGGACAGGAGCCCCGTCCATGACGCCTTGCCGGTTTGATTTCTACCTGCCGACGAACGGCGACTACGTGGAGGAAGTATCTTTCACGGTGAATACCGTCCCGGTGGATCTGACTAACGTGACTCTTCACGGGGAAGTTCGATCGTCGTACGATGGCCCAACTGTCTTTTTGGTTCTCGATGATGTGGATACTCAAAGCCAAGAGGGTATTTGCCGCATTGAGCCCGCAGCCGGAATCATGCAAGTGCGTATCAATCGGGAAAGCCTCGATAGCATGTATGATGTGATGGTGCCCAACGTGTATACAGGACGGACAATACAACTTCCATATGATGTGCTTGCAGTGCAGCCGAACGGCGATGTCGAGCAGTGGTTTGGTGGGTACATGATTTTGAACAAGGGTGTGACAGCATGACTGAACCACGTGTCATTGAAATGCGTGGTCGTGGCGCACGGGGTGAAAGCCAAGCTGACATCTTGCGCCGTACGGGTCAGTTTGGCGTGCTGCCAACAGATACCGATCCACAGGTCATGGCCAAACTGGTTGCGGCTGCGATCACCACGGCCACCGATGCCATCAATGATGAGACCGCCGCGCGACAGGCCGCAATCGAACTCGTCCAGCAGGCTATCAACGATACGCAGGAAGCAGATGAACTGCGCGATCAGCAGAGTAAGGATCGCGATGCTACCAAGTTGGCGCTTGATGGTTCGGACACCATGGGTGGACCACTAGACATGGGCGATAATCGTATGGTCAATGTCGCGGCACCGGTAGCAGGCACGGACGCCGCGACCAAGAACTATGCGAACATTCGCAGTCTTGGTCGGCCCGCGCCGATCGCCACGTTCGGTGACAGCCGCTCGTACGAGAACGGCCCGACGCCGAACATGCTCTACAACACCGGCTATGCGCCGTGGGCTGAGATTTTTACTGGTGGGCGGGTGACGTTTCCAACCTCGCTATGTTTCGGCGTTGGCGGCAACACCACGTCGCACATGCTGGCGCGAGTACAAACTGTGATCACTGCCATGCAGGCGGCAGGATCTGAAATTGTGGTTTTCCTTGGCGGCGTAAACGATGTCGCGATTGGCGGTTTGACCGCTACACAAACCTTGGAGAACATCGCTCAGATTTACGCCGCGTTTTACAAAGCCGGCATCAAAATGATTATCATCAACGAACTGCCGCGAAACGATGGTGTCGTAACTGGCGATGGAATGCAGCGTCGTTTGCAGGTGAGGGCTTACGTACAAGACGTGTTCTCGACTTTCCCTGGTGTTTATATAGCTGAACCCTCTCAATACATGACAGACATCACGGCGACGAACTTTATGGCGTTGACCGGTTTCCTGCGCACAGACGGTCTGCATTGTTCGGTGCGTGGCGGCTTGATTGTTGGGCGCGAGGTGGCCGAAAAGATCAATCTTCTGGTGGCACATCGTCCACGCCTCGCGATTACTGGTGTTGACGTTTACACGACTACAGCGTTGCGCGGTAACTTGTTGGTCAACGCGATGCTGCAGGGTAGCGGAGCACCGTCCGGTGGAACCGGGGTCAAAGCGGACAATTGGGACGCTCTGGTTGACAACGGCGCGGGTCTCACGGTGGTGTGGTCCATTGTGACGATTGGCAACTATCGGTGGCAGCAGATTCGCATCACCGGGACGCCAACCGCCAGTGACCCGCGCGTTCGCTTCCAGAATAGTCTCCCGGTGGGGTATATTTCGGCAGGGGATGTGCTTGCAGGTAATGTCGGAGTGCAACTCGACGCAGGCGCGACCGGGCTGCGCGGCATCATGCTGCAGATGATCATCAACAACACCGTCGTCGGCGCGTCTCCGGCCACACAGGTCAACGGCTTGGTGATGGGGCCAGAGCCGATACTAGTGACAAGTGACGGACACATGCCAACCTTGTGCGCCCCTGCAGTCACAGTCCCAAACGGTACATTGACCAATGCGGTGATGTCGCTCAACGTGGCGTTGCAGCAAGGCACGGCGGTTGACGTAACAGTTCGCTTTGGTCAGCCGGCCTTGCGAAAAGTGTAACCATCTGGAGTTGACAATATGACGGACGAACAGAAAGCATCACTGCGCAAGGTCATTGATGGCATGCGCGCCCGCAAAGAGGACAATGAGGCCAACATCCTCGAACCGCTACTGCGTGGCGGCGGCAACGGTGCCGGAAGCGGCCCGCCTCCCAAGTGAGCCCTTGGGGTATCCTGATCTACGCTACAGTGTGCCTCTGGCTTGCGCCAGGGGCACTTTTTCGTCCGACTGCGCTGATCCTGCTGCTCGGGTGGACCGTTGCGGAGGTGTGGTACGAGGCGACCGGCGATAGCATTCCGATGAAAATTTATCTGCCTTTCGACTTTATGACACTGGCAGTCGTTGACCTCTATAGATCGCACTGGTCCGACTGGCTCATTGTGCCGCTCATCTTCGTTCAGTGGCATTGGTACGGGCAACCGAACCCTTGGATCTGGCTTTACTGGACAGCATGGCTCCAGTTCGTTATCGCTGGTCCATGGCCACAGATGCAACGACTGCGGGGAAGCGTGTCACATGGCCCACGGCGGCAGGAGACAGCTAATGAGGGCAGTTCATGAGCGGGATAGATGTCAACCTCGGAGCCTTAACGATTCCGATAT